TTCCCTGGCCAGCGTCTTCACTGCCGACAACAACGCTGCTCCCGCTGCGATAACCGCAGTGCGAAGCGTTGAAAGGTCACCGATGATGATGACAGCAGTGAAAGCCTGCACCGCAGTCCACGCTGCCCGTTCGCCCCATGAACCCCACGAAAACTTTGATGACGTAGTCACTTCCCCTTCTTTCCGCGGCCAGCCTTTGAGTAGGCTATAGCCGCTGCTTGATCTTTCGAATAGCCCTCACCGATCAGTTTACCAATGTTGTGCGACACTGTCGCACGGCTGGATCCGCGTTTGAGCGGCATGCTAGTAGCGGGGCTTCGGACGTTTCGGGCGCTTCTGGCCCACTGTCAATCTCGCAGAGCTTTGCGGGCCGCTGAACGCGACTGGCCTGCCGGCAGCGAAAAACTGCCGCGTTTCACGCTGTCGACCAGAATACGACCAGTGGCTACCAGTTTCGGCGTTTTGCCGTCACGCATCAGAACCTACTTTCCGAATGGTCGGCCACCGCTGTTGGCGTTGCCGAGATTGGTGCTGCGTAGATACGAGGCAGCCTTCTTCGCCTTCTGACTCATGTCCCACATGGTGAACGAAGACGTTGAGTCGTTGGGCTGGTCGTCTTGACTGCCGAACGTATCCTCAAACGTTTCGTATCCTTTTCCTTTAGGCATTGAAAGTACCTCCTACAAGAGGAACAGAGCGTCCCACGTTGAACGGTCCACTGCCCCCGTTTTCCGCAGAATCCCCAGATTGGTTTGGAAATCTTTTACCGCCAACCTCGTCTTCGCCCCGAAGACACCGTCGACCGGCCCAGGGTCGTAACCCTTGTCCCGCAAGCGGGCCTGCACCCATCGAACCATTTCGCCTCGGGAACGCCGCAGCCTCGACAACGGCTTGGCATCAAGAACAGCTCCCAACTCGCGGAAGAACCGTGCTATCCCCTCAAAGTCGATAGTTGACGGGTTCCCAGCGTAAAGAACGCATCCGTTGACCAACCATGCATGCAACTCTGTTCCAGGGCACGCCGTCGACGACAAGTCCTTATGGCCCTTCAACCACAGTTTCCCTCCGTAACGGGACTGGATGTCTGCAATAACCTCTGAGATGCCTATGAGGGCAGGTTCGGGAATCTTCTTGCCTCCGAAGCCCGTGTAACAGATGCTTTCTGTTTTAAAGTTGTAGTGCTTGGTAGCGCCAGAAACGATCCCTGAACCTCGGCCCTCATAGATCACTCCGTTTTCGTCAACAAGCCAGTTGTAGGCAACAGCGTTCCAACCGCGAGTATCCATGTGGTATCGCTCGTAGGCTCGAACTGCGGTAACGCCCTGTGGCGGGTCGACTACGCCAGAGTGATGAACGACTATTCCCACGACACGGGAAGAACGCAGCCGCGTGAACGGCCTCTTCGGCGGTCTGGCGTGCCAATCGTCGCGTGAGATGAAGTCCATCAACCTAACCTGCTTTCGTCCCAGCGAGTCTAGACGTTGCGGACCTCAATGTCGATCATGCGTTTCATGTCGTCCGACAACTCACGCTGCATGCGGATCAACTGGTTGCGTTGCTCCTCAGGGGTGTTCGCCCGCAGGCCACCACCGAACATCGTCGACATGAACGTCGTCATCCAACGCTTCTCATACTTTTCCTCGCCTGGGATGAGGCGGCGCAGCCGCCCCATGAACGGCATCATCTGATCCAACACATACAGGTCCGAATCGGTCATCTTCCATTCGCCCTTACGGTTCTCCTCCGCTTTCCCCAACGCTCCGAGGATCGGCATCAACCCTGGGATGTTCGCATACGACGGCGGCACATTCTGGAAGCGACCCTTCAACGGCAGGTCTGCGAAGAACTGCTTGCCGGCCCACAACTCGATGGGCAGCTTGGCATACGGGAACGCCGATTCGGCGAACGCCCTGGTTGCCATGTCCAACGGCTTGAGGCCAGTGATCGGCCGGTCATCGGACCGCATCCAACGGTTCAGATCCTTGAACGGCAAATCGGGGAGGACGTAGAGCTGCGACCCGTCCATCCTCCACGGCAAACGGATACCCAGGTTCTCCATGAAGTAGTCGGGCACGACCCCTTCGGCCTCGCTGGCGTACTCCAGTTCGCCCTTGACCTGCCGCAGCCTCGACCACGCAGCAGGTCGGTTCCCAATCGATTCGATCAGCACCGGCAGAATATTCTTCTGCCACTTCCAGAAAGGAATCACCATCTTGATTTTGGCTTCAGTCGGTGTCAGCTCGCTGTAGTCAAAGTGGAACTTTCTGATCGCCTTCCATGCCTCATCGAGGTTGCCGCCGCCTTCCATGACATGCCGCCCTGCGGTCATACGCACCATGAACTCGGCTTCAGTGTTGGCTTTCCGCACCGCCTTGAACGGCCAGAAGTGCGCCCGCAACGGATTCCAGGTTCCCATCGACGCCATGGCGGACTTCTCCGCCACCTCGATAGCAGCCTGACCTCCACCAGCGATCCCCGACCGCTCTATCTCATCGAAGATCCGCCAGTCCCGATCAGTGGCATTGCGGAACATGCCGCGCACCCCAGCGAGCTTGACCGGCTGGCCTGTCTCAACCGTCTTCCACGCCAAATACTGGCTGCCCGACCCGAGATGACCGGCCACCGGCCGGTCGATAACCTTCCCCGTTCTCGCCGCCAGATCGTCAAGATGCTGCAGGTACTTCGTGTCCTTGACAGCGTCGATGGACGACTTCATCGCCATGCGACGCATCGCCGAAGTCTTCATGTGCTGACCCATCTCGACACCCAAAATCTGAGAGTTGATCCAGGTGGCACCCATGATGTTGCGAATCACAAACCCAGGGGTAGCGACCGCTTGTGCCTTCCAATAGTTCAGCAACGACTTGTACCCCTTCGTCCAGTCGGCCATTGCGCTGGCGCTGTTGAGTTTCGCAGCGGCCAGCGTTGCCGAAGCGAACAGGTCAGCGGACTCCTTCATGTTGACCGCCGAATAGCCCTTCAACCACGGCCCCGTCAACTGGTTCGACAACGCCTCGTTGTACGCATGCTGAAAGCCCTGCATGGTGCGTTCCTGGTTGAGTGCCCGCAACGCATCCTCCTGGCTGTCCATCGCCGAGATGCGACGGCCAAGCTCTGTTGACCGTCGGGCACGGTTCATTTCCAGTTCGAGTTCCATGGCCTGCTCTTTCGCGGACTGTAGGTACTTCTGCTGGTTGAACAAATCGTCAGGAGTCAATATGTCCTTCTGGGCGATCAGGCGGGCCTCTTCCAACCCACGTTCCAGGTCGGGTGCGATGCCCTGCCACTTCTCCGCTGCCGCTTTGGCTTCTTCCAACGCTTCGCCGTACAGGCGGGCGTTGGCGAGACCGCCTGCTTCTGCTGCGGCGACCTTCTCAGCGATGTACGCCAGATCAGGCAGCGCCACCTGGCGAGCCGTTGGGCTTGCCGCATAGGCGGCGCGGCCCTCCACGAAGGCGTCGTATCCGATTCGGAGGGCTTGTTCGTCGAGAACATTCCGTCCTTCACCGCCGAAGTCGGTGATGATCCCTTTGCGGCCCGTCCAGGTTCCCCCAGCGGCCCCCCGCCCCGCACCTTTGACGCGTGGCGCATGCTTGAAAACAGAGAACAAGGCGATGTCTTCGGGGGAGTACCCGTGACCTATCCCCATCGCCCAGTCGTACCCCCCCTCCACTGCGGACTCTCCAAACCGCGGGTCGCGGGCTATGTCCCGTGCCTGCGGGAAAAACTTGGCGTCGTCCATCACGGGGCGATAACTGATTCCTTTCCCCCGCAACACCATTGCCGTGAACTCCTCAAAGGTCGGTGCAGGACCGAGGGCAGCAGTGCCGCTCCTGATCTGGTTGAACGCCGCCTGCAAGAAGTCGTCATCAGCCGCATGCAGGTACGCCGTCGACCCTGTCAGATTGTCGAGATCAACCCACTCCGAATACTTCTTAGCCCACGCCTTCATCTCAGGAAGAATCGAAGACGGAATCGTCCCAGTCTCCAACGTCTTGACGAGCTGACGGCCCGCCTTGACGGTCCTGTCGTTCAACGCAGCCCGAGCCATCAAACCGTTCATCTGAGCCAACGCAGACTCCATGACCGTGATGTTGCGGTTCACAGCCTTCAACTCTGCGTAACCCCTGGTGCCGGCCTGCTTCGCCGCAGCGTCCACGCCGGCCACCAACTGGCGCAGACGCGCCACCTCGGCGCCGATCTCGTCGGCGAACCCGCCGTACTGCTCCATGACCCGCGCCCAGTTCCCTGTGGGCAGTGGTGTCAACGAATCGAGACCCTTGATCGCAGCCTGAAGTTCCTTCGGCAACCATGTTGCCTTCCCTGAGGTCAGCCCTGCTACGGAACGCTGCGCGGCGTTGATGCGGCGCCCCAACTCGGGCGCCAAATCGGCCGGCAAGCCAACCGTCGGAGTTCCCACACCTCCGACACCCGCAGCGGCCTCGTCAACCTGCCGCAACCGAGCCGCACCCACACGATTCGCATCAATCTTGCCCTCGAACTGTTTGATCGTCCCACGATCACCAGCGATACGCCTAAACCGGCTAGCGAGATCCATGCGGATAGCCCCACGGGCATCCGTTCTCACAACCAGACCGATGTTCTCCATGCCCCGCAGCACATTCTGAACATCAACCCCCTGGGCCATGTCGTTGATGTACCTCGGGACAACCTCATGGAAGTCGTTGGAGAAAATCTGCTTGTATTCCTCCTTGCCGAGAACCCGCGCACCGATCTCGTCCATCTGGTCGCGGACAGACTTGCCGGTCGCCCCAGGACCGGTCACGTTCTGCAACTGCTCACCCATCCACGTTTGCGAAAACCGTTTAGCGGCCTCCTCCTCGCCATGCTGGGCAACCATTTTCGTGTACTGCGACGGCGTGATGTATTCCCTGGCCTGCCACGGCGTCCCCCCGAGACCGCCGCGGCCAGCGAACCTGACACCGTCACCGCCGAGGATCTCCTTGCCGGCCGACGACAGGTAACGCGCCGCGTACAAATCGTCAGCGAACCCCGCCAGTGGCGTCCCCGCCAACTGCTCG